AAGGTTAATAAATTAATTATGAGTACAATCGCAGTCAATGCAATTACTGATGCTAACGGTGGTAACACTACAAGTATTAATAACACCACACCTAATGCGTACAACACAGTTGGCAAGAACTTAATTATTAATGGTGCGATGCGTATTGACCAGCGTAATTCTGGTAGCGCATTTACTATGACCGCAGATAGTCAGTATGGCATAGACCGTTTTAAATTAAGAACTTATGGCGGAACTGGTAGGTTCTCTACACAACAAAGCTCAACTGCGCCTGCAGGATTTGATACATCTGCTTTACTAACAGTAACTACAACAGAAAATAGTGGTAGTTATGGTTATGCTATTGGTCAAAGACTAGAAGGAAACACTATTGCTCACCTAAACTGGGGAACTGCTGATGCAAAAGACGTAACACTTTCCTTTTGGGTTAGGTCTAGTTTAACAGGAACATACTGCGCTTCTTTTAGAACATTTAATGGAACTTACAGTTATGTGTCAGAGTTTACTATTTCTTCTGCAAATACTTGGGAGAAAAAAACAATTACTGTTACTGGTCCAACAGTAGGAACATGGTCTAGTGACAATACTGGTGCTGTTATAATAGATTTTGGGTTAGGTTCTCAAACAAGTAAAGAAACAGCAACAACAGATTCTTGGCAATCAGGTAACTATGTATCTACTGCTAATCAAGCAGATTGGATGGGAACAACTAGTAATACTTTCTACATTACCGGAGTACAACTAGAAGTTGGCTCAGTAGCTACTGAGTTTGAGCGCAGACCGTATGGCACTGAGTTGCAGTTGTGTCAGCGGTATTATTTCTCAACATACCCTGATGGAATCGCTGTCGGTTCTACAAGCCAAGAGGGGTCAGCTATGTATGGAATATGCGTTCCAAATCAAATGTTTGGTGGTATTTCGTATCCAACCACAATGCGAACTTCGCCTACTGTGACTGTATATCATCCATCAACCGGCACATCTGGTCAAATCGGGAATTACGCTGATGGGGCAACATCATACGCCGTATCAGGTACTAGAGGTTCAGAAAAAATTATGACAAATATCACTTCTTCTTCAACTATATCAGCTAATACTGGTTTGCGTGTACACATTGTTGCTACAGCGGAGCTCTAATATGTATAAATTTCAATTTCAAAACATAGGTGTAATTAGATTAGCAGACAATGCCTTTATTCCATTTGATCCAGCTAACACAGACTATCAAGAGTATCTTGAGTGGCTTGCTGAAGGAAATACTCCAGAACCGGCGGACGAATAACATTTATCCCAAATCTCCATAAATAGTTATATTATTAGCGGAGATCACCCATGATTGATATTAAAACAATGTACAGATCCACATACGTAGGCGAAGATATTACATCCACAGCCACTTACGAAAACGGTGAGTGGACATACGAAACAGACAACATTACAAACTCATTAAGCAATGATCGATCTGGTAAAATTGCAGTGGTCGTTGGCAACGGACCTTCGAGACGGGTTTGGGATAGAAAATTCGGTGGCTTAGCCAAGATTAGAAAAAACCCAAACTTGCAAATTTATGGCTGTAATGCAGGTTACAGAGATTTCAAGTATGACTACTTAGTAGTAACAGGTACAAAAATTGCCGCAGAAATTGCAACTACAAGCTACCCAGATGGCACAGTTTGTTATGCTAACATTGAAAGCATTTTAACCCACCCTGGCAAGTATCACCTAGTACCACAAAATCCACGTTGGGACGCAGGTTCAATGGCCACATATCTAGCCGCATTTGATCAACACGCAAAAGTCTATCTATTAGGCTTTGATGGTATTGACACCCCTAACTACAATATGAATTACTATGCTGGTACTAACGGTTACAACCCAACCGGTGACAGCGCCGCTAGTGATGTATTCTGGGGTAAAGCAATGGGACAAGTCTTTGCTAAGTACCCACTTGTGGATTTTGTTTGTGTTACTGAAACAGGCAAAGGTTATATGCCACTACCATATCGTGTAGCATCAAACTTACGTAGAATTAGTTACTACGATATGATAAAAGAGTGTGATTTATTTCGATAGACTCGAACGTTTTAATCTTATCTAGTATTACTTCAAAACTAAATGTTCGCCACACACCCGGATGCAGAGGCTTCGGGTGATCGGCGATTGTTGTCCAAGCATATCCTCTATGCTCATCATTTAATGTAGGAACAAACTCACTGTCTACGGGAACGAGATAGGTGTGGTATTCAAATTGATTTTTTTCATTGGTAAACTTTTCTAACGGTATAACTTTTTCAACAGTTACACTACCAATCTCTTCGGATATTTCTCTAAGTAATGCAGTATGCGGAGACTCACCCTCTTCTACTCGCCCACCAACTAAACCCCAATGACCAGCATGACGCTTATGATTGCGTAGTAAAAAAAGATATCTATGTGTTTGTTTACTGTATATTAAAGCACCACAGCCTATATAGCCAGACTCCACTCACCACCTCGATATAAACCTTCAACGCTCTTGACCCAGTCAGTGCCAGTCCAGCGATATTGAACACCAGTATTTGTGTTTGTTAGATACTCTGTATCTGTATTATTACTTGAATCAAATACAACGACCCAGTTTGCGCCATCGTATTCTATAATGTCATTTGCATTTGCTACAACTTCGCCCCATACACTATAATTTTCATTACTGTCTGCACCGATGCTGTCCGTTAGTAAGTATCTTGTGCCAGTAGCAGGCGTTAGTATATTACTATCGACTGCAACATTAATAGGGTTAATAATAGCAGTAACAGCAGTTAATGTATTCAACGGAAGCGTATCTTCGGTCGGTGTAAACAATAGTGTAGTTGGTTGTGTTGGGTGGTCTGCTTTCTGTCCAATCAACTCGTTCCCTGTTTCAAGTTCTAATCTTATTTCTGTTGTACCTGTTACTAATGTACCATATACTTCGATAAGTGCCTGCCAAGTTTCCTTAGTAGGGGCAACTTTTGTTATAACACCTGATTCACTAACTACTTCCTGCGGTTTGACAAGTTTAAGTTGATTTCCAGTATAATAGATACCGTAATCCAATGGAGTAACCTTAACACGAGCAACAAGGTTACTTAATATAGTATCTTCACTGAATTCACCTTGTTCGTCGTATACACTAGCGATAAATTTTTGTATAACACCAAGTCTTTTAACCTTAGCTGGACTAGTAATCCAAATTGGCATTTCAAATGTTAATGTAGCGATGTCAATATTTTCGTCTGCTCCCATTGGAACTGTTCTCGAAGTCCATGTTGTTTCAGTTAATTGAACAAAAGTTAAACTGGTCCAGTCGATATAATTGTCTGTTGACTGTATTTCAAAACTTGGGTTAAACAGTGTAGCAACCTGTTCGATAATTTGCATTTTTTGTTCGGTGTTACTTGTCCATATATCGAGTTTAATTTGTAATTTGTACGGTACAGGCATTAAGCGTTCGACAGTATAAGTATCACCATGTTGATTTGTGTATGTGCCAGTCTCGGGGTCAAATTGACGTTCACGCAAGTGTATTTTTCCAACATGCGTTGGGTCTTGCATACGTGACTGCTCATATGTAAGAGCACTGATATATGCACTCATAGCAGGAACGCCATTCAACGAGTTCTCTGAATTATTTCTTAATATTGTTGCCGCTTGTCTGCTTTGATCTCCATAGTATATAGGAACTTGCTGTAGTGTACGCACACCGTTAACATCCTTACCAAACTCAACTTGGAATCCTGTTAAGATACGCATGAATTGAACCAAGAACCTGCGAATCTGTCCGTCATAGAAAAATTGTTGTGCCATTAATTATCTGCCTTTATGCGTAGTGCATCGCTAAGACTCTGTCGTACACTAACATTGCCTGAATTATTAGTAAATGTTTCTGTATTATTAACAAATCCACTACGTTGTGTTGTGTTATCTGAGCCTGGTGTAAGAGTTGTTCTTACGTTGTCTTCTACCTTCACCCAGCGTCTCCCATCATATCTAAATAGTCTATTGGGTAAGTAATCTGTTCTTAATGCATAGTCTCCTACTGCTGGATTATTAGGAAATGCAATGCCAACTGCTACAGGCATACCATTTGGAGTAAGTCCTGCACCTGTAAGCCACCCTTCGGGCACTTCTTGCGGACTTAATATAGCATAATCAGTTGTCACCGAATCGCTGTCTGCTGTCACATTTCCATCAGCAGTGACACCAATAGGATCTCCAGGGTAAAGTCCATCAGGGGTAGTTGATTTAATGTATAAGTGGCTGATATCGTAACCACTAAGTGGCACTTCTTTTTCCGCTTCTTGAAGTATTTTATCGTTAATATTTTGATATGTACTAATAGTGCTAAGTGTACTTCCTAAACTAATGTTTCCGTTAGTTGGATCATAATCAGGAGCATCCACCATGATGTTGTCGAGAATATCTTTGTATTCTTGACTATCTGTAAGCGGATTAAGTTTTACACGCCATAAGTGTGGCCACCAAGTTTGACTAAAGCCTTCTGCGGCATTCTGACAGTCACCAACTACATAATACCGTTTAAGTGCCACAGGTAAATCACTATCTAATGGGTAATAGTCTTTAAGATGTTGCAGTTCTAACACATCTCCATTCATGATCTTACGACCTAATCGTTCAACCATATCGTTAATATGAAACACCATAAACAGTGTACCAGTTTGCAAGAACATACCAAATTGACTTAGATCAAATGTAGTATCCTGCACTTGATAGATACCACGCATAGGATAGATACTGGTATCATATTTGCGGTCTCTGTTTTCTAAGAAAAACAAGTCCTGTATATTTGATGCGCTCTGATTTGTGTAACTTGGCTCACTGGGGTTTTCGTAAAATTTTACTGTAGATCCAGACAACAATGCACTAGTAGTAGCATTATTCAAAGTCACTGATGTAGCATTTTTAGCAATAACTCTTGTGTTGCTGGCGATCCCTTCGCCAGTAACATACATATCTAAAACGATGTCTGACGTACTAGCAAACTCTAAAACAGTGCCAGCTGATGATTGGCTAGCATTGGTAATTTTGACGGTGTTTTGTTCGTGTGTGCCCAAATATTTGTGTAAGTTGACACCTACGCCGCCAACAGTAAATTGTTCGCTAATAACACGATCCATAAACTTATAATCGTTTGAATGTTTTCCGTCTTTCCAGAGTGATAACCGTGGCACAATAAAATCCTAAAGTATCTAGTATTTAGCGGTAGTTTAAACCTATGCTAACTTGTTGAATTTAATATGTGTTGACATATATAGTAAATGAATGTATAATAACCTTATGCTAGTTAAATCAAGGAGCTTCTTCGATGGCTAAAAAAACTACTGTACGCAAACAGTCTAAACCTGTAGATACCAAGTACACACCAGAACAACAACAAAAGTGGTCTGAGTCAGAGCGCAAAATGGCTCAACATGGTATGTTCAACGAACTAAACTATAATTACGGTAACAAGGATCTAAAACCTGATGTTGCTAGGTGGATGCAAGAAACTGGCGAGTACGATAACAAAGCAATCAAACGTTTTAATCAACTACCCGACGCTTGGATACACACATCAACCTGTAAACTGGCAAGAGCATGGCGCAACGGTTGGTTGTTGAATGACAGCGAAGTTGCACACATGAAGCAGTCTATTAAAACTTACCTAGACCGCAATGACGAGATTAAAGAAGATGCTCCTGCTAAGAAAAAAGAAACTGCTCTAGACCAGATAAAAACCATTCAAGACAGACTGCAAGAAAAAACAAACGAAAATCTCGCACACTTCGACGGCATGATTGATGAGTTGATTAAAGGCAAAAAGATTGATCCCAAAGCATTCGAATTCTTCAAAGCCAATAATGTTCCACAGGCGCAACTTAACAAGTATGAAGAATACGCCGCTACCTATGTTGATGAATTGAAAGAAGCACAGAACACAGACGACGAGGACTTGAAAGAAGGCTACAAGCATTTTAAAGCCGCTGACTTCAAACGCTTCTACACATTCTTTGAAAAGTTTGTGGAAGCAATTGAAGCATACAGACAGGTTAAGAAGCAGACTAAGAAAGCTCGTGTTAAACGTGCGCCTAACAAAGAAAAAGCAGTTAGCAAGATGAAGTACTTGAAGGAGGACAACAACCTCAAACTGGTAAGTATTAATCCTGTTGATATCATAGGTGCTGAGGAACTATGGGTCTATAATACAAAAACACGTAAGTTATTTAAGTATGTCTCCGACAGTTTAACTGGCCCCCTAAACGTTAAAGGAACTACAATTTTAGGTTACGATAGTGCCAAAAGTATAGGGAAAACGATCCGAAAACCAGACCAAAAGTTATTAGAGTTTATGAAAGCGGGTAAAGTACAGTTACGTAAGTTTTTGGACGAGATAAAAGCTACAAGTATTCCTGCCAACGGTCGTATTAACAAAGATATACTCTTGCTCAAAGCTCTGTAGCAGTTAAGGTATCCTGCTAAATACAATATAAGGATACCGATATGGCTGAACAAGACCTCACTAATTTTTACGCAAACGGAACTATAGTAACTGATAGTCTCTACGATGCCGCAACAGGCACAGGTAGCGGACATATCAAATACGACCCAGATGGTAACTTTGGTGATTTAACTACTGCTCCGG